AAGGCAGCAGATTTTGAAGCGTTTTTGGAAGAGAGTGTATGCGGAAAAGAAAAGTTTTCACTTTGCATCAATGCCATGACACTTCTGCTGAAAGGTGGCACGGATCAGAGAGCAATTCTTGCTGATATGTTCGGTCAGCACAGTAATGATGACATTTGCAATCAATTTCCGGAGTTTGAAGCATTAAGGACTGTTCTGCAGGACGGCACGGTTGATGAACTGAAAAAGCGTTGCAATACGCAGTTGTACGGCACAAGGGGAAGAAATGGAACCAAGGGATTGCAGGATCTGTTAGATGAAATTCCTAGCCGTATTGACGAGGTGAGCCGTCAGAGAGTAGATATTGACCTTGCGGATCTGGAACTGAAAAAGAAAGATTTACTGGATAAGCTGTCAGAGAACATTAAGCAGCAGACAGATACGCAGAACAGTATGAAGTCCTACGATAAGCTTTCTGATGGAATTATTGAGTTAAAAGGTCAGTTGAGTGCATTACAGCAGAAAGCAAATGAAAAACTGGATGCGGACAGAAGAGATAAGCGCACAACACTGAATCAGATTCAGAATGAGCATCAGAAAGAGTTGCTTAAGGCAGATACCATTCGTGAAGAGATCACGGAACTGGAAAAGCGTATCGCACAGTATGAGCAGAAGAGACAGGAATTGAAGAAGAGTTGGGATTTGAATAAAAGCCTTAAATTTGATGAAAACTCTCTGATTTGCTCATACTGTGGACAGGAATATCCGGAAGAGAAAAAAGAGCAGTTAAGAACGGAGTTTGATACGCATAAGGCACATGAACTGGAACTGATTACTAAAGAGGGTTCTTCCTGCGCTGAACATATCAAAGCGGATCAGGCAGAACTGGAGCATAAGCGTGAGGAACTGAAAAAGACCGAGGATGAAGTGGAGCGGTTGGAAAAAGAGATTGCCATTACATCCGATGGCACATACCATGCCACCGGTCGTTCCGTTCCGATTCTGCATCATTTTTCCAAGGAGATGAGTTAATCCAGAAACCAGATCCAAAGCAGGAACGTATAGATTGCCAAACTAATTTTGTCCCTATGTAAACTGCGGTAATTATTTTGTTACCAACTCTTATTTGACTGACATCTTTACCATTTATCTGTATCATTCTTCAAGTATGAAATACACGGTGTTTTCATCTTTGGATTCGATTTGTTCAAAAGCCTCTTCATTTTCAATTACATCAAATGAAAGATTACCTACTTGTTTTTTGAAGGAAAAGGTGTCATTTGAGTTATTGTTTACGGCATTTATCAATTGATTAAATTCGTGAGCTGTTAAACGTCCACGGTTATTAGTTCCATTGTTTTCTTGCTTATTATTAAAATCAAGCAGGTTAGGGGATTGCTCTTGTTCTGCCGCCATACTTAAAATATTAAAGGGAATTCATACGGGAACATGTTACCGTTTAGAAGTTCACACATAAAACAGTCTTGTCCTGATATTCCATAATTTAATGTGATACTTGGTTTTGATCTATCAATTTCTTGTTGTACTATATTGCCTTCATTATCTCTTTGTTCTTTCCACCAATCAATCACTTCATTTTCCATATCAGGAAGATGATACCTAGTCCACTTGAATATGTAGTTTTTAGCTACATAATCCGGATCAACTAGTTTACCTTGATAATAGACGTTAGCGGTTAAAACAGTTTGACAACTATTGTTTTTATATGATACTCCTTGACTGGAAGTAATTTCAAGTGAATAGCCCACTATATATTGTTTCCGTATTGTGAATGTAGCGGAATACTTTTCATCACTAAATTTCACGATACAACGAACTGTTAGCGAGTTACCATTATCCCAATAAGGTTCAAAAGGCCATATTGTTAATGTCTTTCCATTTTCTCCTTCAAACGGTATATAATCATATCCTTGTAAATAATACCATTGTCGTTGACTGGAAGTAGACTGTAGGTTCTCTTCTTCCAGCGTTAAGGTAATGTCTGCCGGATTAGTAACAGGGTCGGCTCCTGTTAAGTCTCCTAAAAGAGTAAAGGTATCAGTTCCAACAATACGAATAGACTTACTGACTAATTCGTCTTTTACAGACTGGTCAAGGTTATCCCAAGTCATTGTCACATTTTTGCCAAATGTTACATCGCCATTTTTATTCCATTTAATATTTTTATTGGCAAAATGACCAGAACCATCTGTTTTGATTAATACAGAATTACTACGAGTACCAATACTGCCTTCTCCGTCAAAATTTAATTGAAGCAATGGGTTCTGGATGGTCCCACCAATGCCACCACGATTAAACCAAGCTCCATAATCCTCTGTGTAATTAAGTATAGTGTCAGTAGGTTGGTATTGTGTGACTAGTTCTCCTGCCTCTAATTGTGGTGAAGAAAAATAAAATATTGATTCTCCTGCATTATCAGAGGTATCAAAAGTTGGGACAATGGATAGAACCAATGCTTCTTCTGCCTGTTTCGGAGCTTGTAATTCAAATGTTACCTTTTTACGAGACCATATATTCGTGTTAGCAATAGGTATTTGAACGGTTCCTATTGCTTTATCATTTTGTAAAATAGATAATTGACATGCTTGCCCCGCATATATCCAAAAAGAGAATGTATATTTTTTCCCGATATGTTGCGCGAACCACTCTTCAGATTGGGCTATCATGCTTATGATTTTAGAGGCACTATATACATTGCCGATTCCAGTAGGGTTTTCTATTTGAGTGTCAATAGTAATTGCAGATGTAAAATTAACATCTAAAGAATTAACGAATACATTCCTATGAATTTTTCCGGCATAAAAAGTTGCAGCAAAACCATTCTCATCACCAGCAGTTAATGTTCCAGAAATATGAGCAGATTTTGAAGCAAAAAGTTTCTGTAAGTAACCTCCATATCCTTCTAATTGACCAAATACCGGATCTGTTATTCCATTCAATTTGCCAACACGTATTTTACTGGCATCGCCAAAGTTAGCAACACTAGACAGTAAGATGATATTGAAATCCGACACCCAAACTTCATCTGAAGGAGACATCTCACTTAAATCCAGTTTTACTGTTCGCAAATAACGTCCAGAATAATCGACAGTTATTGTGTGCAACTTATATTGCCAATCTGTTGTAATAGAAGTGGTTTCTTCTCCATCTGTTCTTGTTCCATCTTGGTATTCTAATGAAACTTTACAATTGACAGCTTTATTGGCTTTGATCTTATATGAAATAAGAACGCGGTTGGGGTTTTGAACATATTTGTAGAAATCTTGTTGTAGACCAATGAAACCGTAATATATAGCGTCATTTCTTTTAAAATGACAAATGCGATTATTGTCCGCTTCTGATAGTATGTAATCAGTGGTTACTGCTTCTGTTCCTCGTACTATATATTGTGATTCGGAATCTTCATAATCAGGAGTTGCAATATTTGAAGGCCAACATAAACTCTCATTGCGTCCAATACCGTCAATCACATCCATATATGGGGCATTATCGTCAGACCCAGTTAAATATATGGCTCCAGATCTATTTATATCAAACAGATTGGTAATTCTGGCAAAGTCTAAGATTTCTTCTGTTTTAGGCACATCGCCTTCTAACAGTGCTCCAATGAAATACTGTTTTTCGACAATATCATTTGTATTAGAATCTACAGTCTTATCTATTCCATAATCCAATACACACATTAACGAATAAATAAGATTCTTTCCATCAAAATATTGTCTTCTAACTATATCCCCAGTCCGTAATCCTTGTGTCTTTTTAGAATCGGACTGGAGAGAAATTTTATATTTCTTGTATTTATATACAGACATTATGATATTTCTTCTACTAAGTCTCCGGAACAGGCATCGCTGACCCACCAAGACCCGTTAGTCACTGATTGTTTCTGCACTTCCAATTCGTATATTCTCATTTTTTTACGAATTGTCAGATCATCAAATGTTGCACTGGTGTTGCCGGTCAATTTGTTTTGAATGATACCCCAGCCATTTCCGGCAAAACCACTGGAAAAAGTGACAGAACCTATGTCGTTGACAAAATAGGCATTACCATAGTGCTTAACTCCATTATCTAAAGCCAACCAATAGATTGAATCATCAAAGAATAGCTCGTTGGGGAGGAGGCGGGTTTTAGAATCTGCTATTCCAATTGATTTTTTTCCTTCAATCGGTTTGTCAAAAACAAAAAAATCAGCATCTGTAGAAAACATTAAGCTGGATGATTTTCGATTTAATGGGGCATATAAACTTAACGATTCTACATAGCCAAATGATGATTTTATTATTTCAGAGATTTGTACTGTATCGTCATCAGCTACTTTATTATATTTAAATGGAGCTTCAACAAATACGCTATCACCATCACTGTAAAATCCTGGTCCATCTTCTGATTTTAATCTAATATAACGTCTGAATATAACACCAGAATCTTCAGACGATTTTTTATATGTTTCAATCAATATATTCCCTAAATTGTGCCCTGCCTTAAATGATTCTGGAAAATATGCAGAACCAAATTTTGAAATCATTTCATATTCACCATCATCATCATAAATACTGGTTTGCAGGTTAATTTGTTTGGTATTATCGTCTCCCCAATTTAATATTTTGTTAGATGCAGAAAATGAGATAACATTGTTATTCTTGACATGAATAATGTAATTATCATCAAATTTTATGCCTCCTGTTACAATATTTAAATCCCCTGTTAATTGAGCTAACCGTTTGGCCGAAATAACCAATACACTTGTATTATCAAATCCCAAATCTACACCATACAAAGCGGTAATGCCGGATTGGAATGTGCTTGTACCTTTTACAGACAAGTTTCCGGCAACCGTTCCATCTTTCATGGTCCAGCTTACATCTTCTTTATTTGAATTCCCAGAATGATAAAACTCGTTTCCTTGATAGCTAATGCCATCCTTGGATATTTCTAAATCTCCAAGTCTAATATATCCACTACAAATAACATCGCCGTTTAATGCGATTATATCATTATCATAACTTATAACATTACAACCGTTAATGTATAATCCATGTGTGGGGAGATGCAATTCACCGTTAATAGAAACTATATTTTTTCGCTCTTGTGGATTACTTTCGGACGTTTGGTAAACATCCAATATTTTTATTCCATTGTCTCCGGCTGTAAAACCATACAATGCCTTTAATAAACCGGCCATAGAGTCACCATTTATGGAAACAAACCCACCGGTGCCACTTCCGCCGCCTTCTTCACTGCTTAAACTACTTATAATAGTATTTGCTAATAGATATGCAGAGTTCTTTCTGGTTATATTTTCATATTCATGTATTTCAAGATTGATTTTTTCTTCATTCACGACATAACCATCCACATAATCCGAACCTGTAAAATCTGGAAGTGTTTCGTGTGAAGCTTGTTCCATCCCTGTTAAGAGTCGATTGTACATTGTTTCCAATGCACTACCTTTCTTAATTTGTGATATACCTTCATTTAACTTTGCCATTATTCTGCCACTTTTACGGTTTTTGATAAAAATCCTGATATAGATGCTTTATAGGAGTTAACTTTTGCTTGAAGGGATACAAACTTTGCCAAATTAGCTGGAGGTTGAGGTCCCATCATAGTTGGGGTCATCATTTGAGATAATGCTCCTAGCCAGTCAACCAATAAAGTTGCTAATTGATTTCCAAGTACTGCTGGTTCATTGGCACTACCGCTACCCAAATACACTCCATCTTCTTTGATTATAATTTCTTTTGCATTATATTTTGCCAAAATTTGTTGGGCATCAAGAAGTATTTGACTTTTATCATGTTGGGATAAAATATCATCAGCGGTTATTTTGAATATACTTTTATCACTTTCTCCTTCTCCTTTAGCAACTTCCGACAATATCGAAACAGGGGTATAAGTCGTGTGAGCATGAACACCTGTCTTTTCCAATTCATCTACATCTGGAGTATCCTCTGAATCTTCCCATTCTTTTGTTTCTGTTGCTCCAATAATTACTTTGTTATGCGCGTCTACTTGTATTGTGTCTGCATGAGAGTATTGAATAACATATTCGCGTAATGTTTCAGGGTCTGTTGTTATTACGACATCCGAATAAAGATAGGGGATAACCACTAAACCATTTTCATTATTTTGAATAGCTGAAAGATATACGCCTTCATGTAAACCAACTGGAAGCCCGTCATCAATAGCCTGTTTGTCTGTAAGTGTATGAGTATATTCTTGTACATCAACAGTTCCGCACAGTTCTCCATCTGTATGTATTTTAACAACAAAACCTGATATTTTGGCTGTGTTTTTTATAACGTTGTTTCGCGGGTTTACCAATTTATGAAATGCAATTTGTCGTATAGCATCATAAATAGCACTGTTTGCGCTTAAATCGCTTGTAATTTTATCTGCCATAGTTTTATTCTTTTTCTGGTTTGGCAATACAGTAGGGGAGTTTTAAAGTCTGCCTAAAACCGTTAACACCAAATTTTGTGTTGATTTCTTCAATAAGATACCAACCTTGTTTTTCAGGTTCGCGTTTATCAAGTAAAACGACTTTCATTCCAGATTCCAAATGCCTCATGCCTAAATTAGTTCTGTGTAAATCTCCGAAGATAGTAATACTACCTTCAACGCCATTTCTATTATATCCTTCAAAAAAGGCTTCGGCTTCTTTTATTAATTCGTCCTCGCTAATGCCAATTTTTGATGATACATAAGGGATAACGTTGTACGCACTTAGGTTTACTCTATCCTTAGTCTTTGATTTGGGGATAGCTCCAAGTTTTAGGGATTTCTTGCTAAGTTTTGTTTCATTCAGAATTTGGAATTTCTTATGTTCTGTATCATTTTGTCCGGTCCATTCTGGATTTAAACGAACTGTTACATTATACTTGATTTGTTTGTTACCCTCAAACTTGAATCCTTCAGCGGAGACCGCTAAATATCGGGGATCACAATTCATCAAAGTTAAATTGTCTTGGGCTACATGATAATCAAACTGTATTTGAGGAGTATCAGAACTTCCATCTGTATTTAAAATAGAGCTGGCAACATTTCCTGATAAATAAGTATGCCCTACCATAACATAAGGAGTTCCATCTGTATCTTTCCTAATAAAACTATATAGCCCGTATTTATTCCATTCTGTTAATACATCCGCAACTGTCAAATCTTCCGTTAACTGAATCTTGCCAATATTAATGTCCCTTTCTGCTGTTTTGGGATGCAATTTTAACCCTGTTCCTTTTAATAAATCGTATTTTCCTCCCTCTTTCAACAAATCGTTTACTGTAACAGTCATTGGGCCTAATTTAACGACATTTTTTCGTTTTAGCCCACTTGCCAGATTCTCACATTTGATTTCAATAGGTGTGCTTACACTGCATTTTACGATATAACCGTCAAAATCGGGAACGTTCTTGACAAATGCCTCTTTCTCCATTGCCTGAAGTCTCTCGGTCGCATTTTTGAAGACCTTTCCTCTATCTTTATAATAGCCTAAATATATCCGGATACGTTGTCCTACCTTAAAATCAGTCGGCTGGGCTGTCGAATATCCTTTTCGCTTTTCTACAACTGTACCGTCTATTAAACGCTCTGTATAAACAGTAGTTGCACCTTCTTTTTCTATGTTCTCGGAAGTTATAGTGCGTTTAATTACGGTTCCTCTTGGGAATCTGACAGAAGCTGAATTAATAAGTTTCTTATAAGTATCGTTTATCTCAATACTTTCACATTCCCGAATAACAAGGCATTTATTTTCATCTGGATCGTTAATTTCTATAACGTCACTATTAGCTTCCCATATTAGGATTTTACAGCACAATATATCAAGGCATTCTTTACCATCTATAATTATTGCTTCTGGAAGTTTCATACTTAAATGGTGTTAGAAGTTAATGATTCAATCATTTGAGCGGCTTGATTAGCAGCAGATGCTTTAACCTTATCAAGAAGAACTTTGGCCCAACCTTGTTTTTTCATTTGAGAGATTTCAAGGTTTGTTCCATTTATGGTATCTTGCACTACATTAACCGCGTCATCCGGTTCAACGGCAACACATGTAAAACTATATGGTTGAACATTCTTAAAGCCTTCATTTTGCCCCATATTGAAGTCTTTTATCAGAATTTGTGTCACATTGAACTGTTGAAACATGAGATTAAATACCTGGATAACTCCTTTATGTTGCATCAATGTTATAAATTTGGAAACTTCTGCATACGGATATACATCCGGATAATTGCTAACAATCTTTCCTGTTACAGTAAAATTTATATCGCCTCCTGAAATCAATTCTTTACGTGAATAATCTCTTCCTTGTACCTTGGTTAATACAAGATTGTTAGAACTTTGTGCTTGCACTATAGCACCTAAGTCTAAGAAAACAGGATCGCCGGGCACCTTTACTTCCGTAGCAGTGTTAAGTGATGAACTGGCAGCAGCTTCATTGCTCAATCCTTTTATTTTATCCCAATAAGTATTGAATTGAACCGTTTGAACCTGGCCGCTTTCATTTTTAATCCAAAGAAGTAAACCTTCATTGGCAGGTTTACCTTGATACTTTAATACAACCCCTTGTTTATTAAAGGTATCTTCATCTGCCTTCTGACCGTTCGTTATGATTTTCTGAAGCTCTTGACCTTGGTTCTTCTGATAGGCTGCGGTGGCATTCTTTCTGTCCAACTGGCGTATATATTTGGGATAAAGATCGTTGATGGTAGCAAAAGTCATTTGCATCATCGTTCTTTTGGCTGCATAAACAAATACATTACTATATCCTCTATTGGATATAAATTTCAATTGTCCATCTCTTTTTCTATAATTAGCTGCATAAAAGGCGGCATTCACACCGGTGTTTGCCAGCCCTT